CGCAATTCTTCAATCGCTTTGTCAGCTTCCGTCCTGTCATCAAAAGCCTGCTTGTATTCGTCTTGACTGATTACTTTCCTCTCAAGTAAATCGTCCCATAAACCTTTATCATCAACATGCGGTGCTGTGCTGCACCTACAGAACGGATGCATGTTAGGTGCATTAATACCAGGCGACATATCTTTAAGTTTGAATATTTTTCCATTCAATGCTCCGCAGATAGGACAAGCTGACGGTTCAGCAATATACTCATAGCTATCAATATCTGCTTTTTTATAGCTTTCTTCTTGAATGGCTGTTTGAATTCTCGTTGTTTCTGATACAAGCAATCGTTGTGCATTGTATGTGGCATTAAGCTTTCCTTGTTCAGTCATCAGCCTTTTAAGTTGTGGGGCTAGTGCCTTTGGATTGATTCCACCAGTTACTGAACGAATAAGAAGTTTTTCAATGTCAGCTTTCAATTCAAATTGATATTGCCAAAGCTTGTCAGAAAAACTGGCAAATCCTTCGACTTTATAACTTCCATTAAGAACTGATTCAACTAAACTGTTATAGCCTTTTTTTGGAACACTAAAACCAAGTATACCGGCTTGTCTTTCAAATTCTGTGAGAGCTGCACCAGTCAAATTCTTTGAGAAATATTTGTCCAAATCGTCAAATACAGAAATAAGCTCCAGACCAATATTTGATTTCAGGAGTTCTAAACGATTCACTCTCATGGTCAAGTTATAAAGTTTCAACGATTGATTTGCTTGTGGCGAAAAGTCTTTTTCTTCTACGTATTTCTTAGCTTTATTTTCAAATCCTTTGACGTCCATCTCATCAGCACGTTTCATGGCTTCACTAATAGAAACCCCTTGACCATTCGCAAAGTTCTGCCAGTTGGCGTTGATTTCTTTTTGAATAGCCTCTTGAGATTCAAATAATTTATCCATGATTTGCTTCATGCGTTTGGTATCATCTTTGATTTGTTGCGCCTGCCACGCTTGCTCACGTTTTATCCAGTAATCAGGAGTTCTCATAGGTTACTCCTCATTCGTTTCAGAAACCGCTGCATCTGTTCCATTCTCACTAGGTTGCTTATCCTTGTCAAAGATAGCTGTAGAAGCTTCTTCTTTTTTGATTTTTTCCATTTCATCTTGGACATCTGGGATAACAGATATGACACTTAAAGCAGTTTCTTGGCTTGTAATTCCCATAAGAATATTAGCGGTTTCAGCTTGCTCTTTAATATCTTTAGGCTCATTACGTGTAAAGGTGTACTCAATATCTTTCCAAGCATCTTTGTTTGAAACGTTCGTACTTAACTCACAATATAGTTTGTATCGACTATTTAAAGAAGATTGGAACTTACGTTGAAATGACAAAGCTAAGTTGCTCATTGCTTGAAGTTTGTAGGCTAACGAGACACCACTTGATGACCCGAAAGATTCATCAGAGATATTCGCAACCATTGTTGTTTGGAAGATTAATTTAGTCAGTCGGTCCAATAGATTTTCTGTTTGAGAATCACTATCAGGCTTTTCTAAGAATTTGACATCTACATTTTTGCCTTCACCATCGGCATAGTAATTAATGACACGGTTACTACGAATGTTTTTCAAATCTTCTTCTTCAACTTCAGCACCTAAGAATGCTAAATACTGATCACTAAAATAATCAACATCATTTGCTTTTTCACTAATAGCCTTGTTAAAAGCGTTGACTAATGAAATAACAGATTCAAAGATACTCATTCGTTCTTCGTTGAAATAGAACTCTACAACTGGTAAATCTGAATATGGGTTGTTAGTCTTTTCACCAAAGCTAATTTCGTCATTTTCTCCGCTGATTTTAATAGTTTCAAGTAGAGTATAAACTTCTCCATGAAGTTTTTTGTCATCGTCAACACCATATCTAACGGCAAATAAAGGTTCTTGTTTAACTGTATCGTCATAGACCATAAACATATTTTCTGGACTATTATAAACAACATTCGTTCGAGTGTCCTCATCTTGATACAAAAGCTCAAAAGCTCGACCATAAATACAAGCCATCTTTGCAAGCTCTGACTCTTCATCTTCCATATCATTCAAATTATCAAATTCTTGTAATTTAGTAAGTATTTCTTTATCATTGTGAGTTTTTTTAACTGGAATCCCATTAAAATAACCTGTGAAAGTGTCAACGATATATTTAGTAAAATTAACAGCTAAACGATTGTCAGGCTTCCAAGAGTCTTTTTTCGGTTCATCATCAATAGCCATAATTCCAAGATACATATTTTTTAAGTACTCATACCGAGCAACTTCTAATTCATGTTTTTCCATGTACTTGTTAACCACTTCGGCTGTGATTGGTTCATCTTTTGAAAATGTCATTAATTTAGGTGGTTTGTATTCCAATTAGAATCCTCCTTTAAAAGATTTTAGTTTTGCTTTTGGCTTATTTTGACTATAAATAGCATAACGTACTGCATCGAGAACATCATCAAATTGTTTAATGGGTTCTCCTTTTTTCTTATCCCAAACATATTGGTAAATTTCAGCTTTAAATTTTTCTACTTTATCTTGGCAAATAAAAAATGTATTTGTTTTGAATCGTTTAGCAACAGATTCTACACCGCTAAGTCTTGCCTTGTCTGCATTAAAAGCATTTATTTTTTCTCTTCGAAATCTTGCAACGTGTTCAGGGCGAGCAGAATCACAGTAGAATGGAACTTTTAAACCATAACGTTCTTGAATTCCCTTTGCTATATCTACCCAATAGTCAATTTCTTCATGTTGTTTTGCGTGCTCTTCGATTAAATAAGCTGTTCCATCGTCCGTTTCTCCGATAACAACAATTGAACCCCAGTGTTCATACCCCCAGTCAACACCGCAATAGAATGTTGATAGTTTAGGTAAGTCTTTGGATTGTATATAATGTTTGTTGCTGTCGAAGTCTTGATAAACCACACCGTCAGCAGATACCCAAAGTCCTTTTATATCACGGTCATAAAACATACCGCTTGGCGTTGCTGCCTTGATATTTTCACGGTACCTCTCAGATAAGAAAGTATTATCATCTAATTCAAAATGAAAAGCCTTAACATTTTCGTTAGGCTTATCTATATATTCTTTCTTTAACCAATGCTCAGGATTATCAGGGTTAGTATCTGCTAGAATTCTTGCACCATTACCTGAACAACGAGAAACAATTTCGGCAAATACTTCTTGTTTAGCAAGTGAAGCTTCATTGACATAAGCACCATAAGCAGTCATACCACGAATAGCACCAACTCCACCGATATTCCCAGTGTATGCTTGGACCACTTTTACACCAAATAATTTAAAGTTATTGTGCTTATCAAACTTAGGCTCTATATTATACATATTATAAAGCTCTTGGAGGATGTTCTTATTGATTGTATTTGATGAAACACCAGCCAATATATACATAGGTTCCTTCACACCCTCTTCATCGGCTATTTTACGAACACGTCTTAATTCAAACAAGAATAAATCATTATTCATCTTTGTTTTCCCTGAACGCTTAGCACCATGAAGTAAAGCAATGAACCAATCTTTATTTACTGTTTGCTTTAAAACATCGATTTGTTTTTTGCTATAAATATCACTTATCATCTATAACCTCACTAATCTTACCAAGCAATTCATCCAATTTTTCTTCAGTTGATTTATCAGTTGCAGATTGTATCATTGCAGCTTTGAATTCAGCAATATCAGCTTCTGCAGTAAGTTTGCGAAGAGTTTGTTCAAGTAATTTATCATTACCAGGATAACGTTTAAGAAGTTCCTTCATCGCTTGTATTTGCGTTTTGAAATCAGGAGGTTTTTCAACTTCCGCATATCCGTCTGCACTTGCTACAACAACTGTCTCTGTAATCTCGGCTTTAGCAATCAAGGTGAGCCTTTCGAGTATTTCTTGAGCACCCATAATACGCTCAGAAGTCATCTTTGTGATTTGCTTATCAATGTATTTTTTTATGCCAACATTTGCCAACAATTTGTAAGCACTAGCTCTAGCATAATTCTTTGAATATCCAGCTTTAATAGCTGCTTCTTCAGCACTTCCTAACTCAATATAATAATCAGCAAAATCTTGCTGTTTCTTGGTAAGTTTCATACCTCCCTCCTATCTTATTTGTGACTCCAACAATAAAAGGCTGCCCAGTGGACAACCTATCTTTTTCATAGTCTAGCTATATTTATTATTTCTTCAACCATTTGTAAACTAGAATAAAAATCCCAATAAACAATAAGCTTACAACAATAGAAGCCAAGGCTAGAGCTACAAAATTAATATTCATTTTTAAATATTTACTCCTAATTTAGTATTTATTTCATCCAGAATTCTTTTGAAACTATCCTCATAGTCGACATAATCATTAATTTTTATTTTAAGGATATCTAAAGGTTCAATCTTTTGACCTGTGAAATCTTCTTTTAAAGAAGAAACTATCATTGCCATTATTACCATTGTACTAAAGCCTGATTCACCGGATTTTGTTGATTTGTTATCTGCGTTATCTTGATATACCTCTTGGAACATTTCTGTCAACAGTTTTACTGTGCGGCTAGAGCCATACCCAACAGTTTTCTGAACCAACACTTGAAGTTTTTTTATCCCTTTATCTGTATTCAAGCTGTCCATTGCATCATTAACAATTGCGTAATGCGTCCATTCCAGCATGATATTTTGTAAATTACCATCTTTTCGATAGAATTCATCAATTTGTAATGCTTTGTTAAATTCAAATTCTCTATCCGTTTTTAGTTTATCACTAACCATATCAGGAATTTTCCTTATTGTATAGACAACAAATGCTAATAAACCTATGCCTATTAGATAGATAACGTAATTAAAAAAATCCTTCAAAATTTAAATCTCCTAATTAATTTTATTAACTAATAATATCATTAATTAAAAGAAAAATAAATCGCCATTTCTGACGATTCTTTTTTTATATCTTATTTCATAATACAAGTATATCAGCAAAAACAAGGGTTGAGGTTCCAATTTTAGGCAATTTCGATTCTTTTTTTGCCTATTTTGTCCCTCTCAAATTAAGTGAATAACAAAATAATAGATGTCATTCCTAAATTTATAATAAGCAGCTTTAGCTTTCTTCTGCGGAATTTCAAATCCTTGAACATCCAATTCCTGCATTACTTGATACCAGTATCTGCCATTATATCCTTCACATTTTAGTCTTATTACTTCCTTTTCAACTTGAATCAAAGGTAGATACCAGATATCAATTTGTTTTATCAACTCTTTTAATCTGATCAACT